GCCCGGCCTGGGGTTCGTGCGACCTGTTGGTGATTTACCCATTTGCGCGACTGAAACTGCCGGTTTCTCCCTCTCCCTGTGGGAGAGGGCCGGGGTGAGGGCAGCAGAGCGCACCCATTCACTGTTCCCCGGAACCGTAGCCCGATGCGCCGTTGTTTTGTCGGGTGGCGCTTCGCTTACCCGACCTACGGTCCGTGCGGCCTGTCGTTAATTTGAGCCGGTAAGTGAATCTGTGAAGAACCAACTTATTTGATACTAACCAGAAATACGGGATCGTCCGGGAATAAATCAAAACAACTGGGTATTTTCAGGGGTTTGCAGGTGGGAATTGAAAAAAACGACTCGACTTTATATTTGATACCATATCTGTGGATAACTTGAAATTTTGCAAAACAATTGATACATCCGATATATTGACTTCAAATTATTTTAAAGATCGAAAACAATAGCTTAGCTAAAACAACAACCGGAAAATAAAGTTTTTTAACCACTTTTATAAAGTCACATCTGTTTCTTTTTGTTATTTATTCAGTGGGAAAAGAACCGGTATTCGCTCTTTTCCCATGATTTAAATCACTGCTGCTCCATATTTCTAACGCCACTACCGGCGCTCATGGTTATACCAGGTGCATTGACTTTAACACTGGTGACCTGCACCCGGTCATCTTTAACAGAAACCTCGATGCTGCCTTTCAACTGCTGGGGTAGGAATGGGTAGCCATACTGGTTCTGGGGCTGCATTGAAGCCCACGGAGACGGGTCCTGATAGCCAGCAGGTGACTGAGCAGAAGATTCGAGCCAGTTCTTTAAATCCCCCCACATAGTGGAACGTGAGTTATTTTGATGGACCCGCTTTATGAGTTCTTCCCGACCTTTATCGGAGAAAGGATCGTAATCTAACAAATCTAAGGACTCATTAAGCATAAGTGCTGCCGTGGCGGCGGAGCCAATATTACCTGGTAAATTTGTAGCAAGATTAAGGATTTTTTTAAATGGGCTATCTTCTTTATCTCCGCCCAGCCCGCCAGCTGGCCAGTTGGTCACATAAACCGGCATCACCCCGGAACCGAAAGCATCAGCAACATCTCCTGGTAGCCCCTTTCCTTTACCGGGGGTAACCATATCCCAGATATTTTTACCGAATTTAAATGCTTTCCTTGCAGCGATAATCCCGCCTATCGAGACGGCTACATCCTTGCCAAACTCCAGCCACTCCTGAACAACATTTGGATCTAAGTTATTAATGACATCTGCAAATTCCTGGATAGGCTTAGCCAGATTTTTATTAGCGAATTTCTCCAGCGTCGTTGCAAGGCTTTGCATAGCAGAGGTGAAATCCTGTGCCGCATAAGCCGCATCCTCCTGAATACTCTTACCATCCGCTACGACTGCATTGTAACGCAGCAGATTTTCCTGACCTTTTTTACTGGAGGCCCCGGAGATTAAATCAAGGCTCGTTTGCGTGAACCCGACTGATTTTAATTCACCCAGCGCTGAAGCATCTTTATCCCCTGCGGCTCTGTTCTTTGCTGCACCTTTTGCTGAACCTAAAGCCAAAGCGAGCACAAGGTCAGGGAGTGATTTTAGTTGGCCATTTGTATCTTTTGTGTTTACACCTTTTTCCCTCAAGGCTTTAGCTATTTTAGGGTCCTGAATTTCTCGAATGAAGTTCTCAACCAGTGTCGCCGCAGTATCACGGTTGCCTGTGGTATCCCTGGCTGATTCCATCAATACGCCTACATCCTTAATCCCTTTGATGCCACGACCGCCAGCGGCAGCATATAAAGAAAGTGCTGGCCCCGCTTTCTCTGCCAGATCCTTCAGTTCATATGCGCCTTCTTTACCTAATCTGTTAAGCAAATCCAGCGCTAACGTGGAATCTTTTTCATCGTTTACACCGTATTTCTGAAACTGCGAATAAAGTGCGCCGATGGATTCCCCGCTGCTGCCTGTACCTGCGATGGCGAGCGCAGCAGTTCCTTTATTTTTGATTCCAAACTCAATATCACCAGTCATCGTCGTGACTGTTTCCAGAAAACCGACTAATTCCTTATCATCGATTTTGGCTTTGATAGACATATCCTGTACGTCACTGAATACGGCATTAATTTCATCTTTTGTTTTTCCTGCGGTTATACCTAGTCTGGTCATCCGACGGTCGGTTGCTGCAATATTGTTAAGTATCGCGCTGCCACCAAACCCCGCAATCGCTGCCGTGTAGCGGTTACCCAATACATCCAGCCCCCGTCCCGCAGCAGCCGAAGTGGCTTTAACAATCGACATAGCCCGCTGACTGGTACGGGCGAACTCGGACATGTTGGCACCATACTGGCGGGCTTTGGCGGTCAGGTTACCAGTAAGGTTAATCAGAATTTCTGTATTCAGCCTGTTACTCATGCGGATTCCTTAATGATTAAAGGCTGGTTGAACCAGCCTTTAAAAAGGGTTAAAGGTACGGGCTGACGATGATTTCAACACGTTTGTAATTCGGGTTGTCTTCACCGTTATCCAGCTGGCGGCGCAGGAGAATTTTCTCTGCTGCCGATCGCAGGGAAACCGGAACAACAATAATCGACGGTACAATGCCGAGTGGTTCACCACTGCTGCCCTTAATGGACAACATGCCGTCATAGACCTGGCCGAAAGATTCTTCCGTCAGATCGTCATAAGATGCGGCGGCACACTGCCACATCCCGTACCCCACATTCAGACGCCCATCCACGCCGAACAGGTAGCGGTTTTTAAGGAAGACTTCAGCGTCTTCCGGGCGCGTAACTGCCGTCATAACGATGGGGCGACGGTTCTGATAAATAAAAGGCTTCAGCCCCTGAGTGGCATCAAACAAATACCATTTTGGTTTCGGGTTCGATTCCGGCGCTGTGCCGTAGATGTTGGATAACGCGCCGTCATTAACCGGATGGTCAGTATCAAAGAAGTTCTGACCATCAATACCCAGTGACGTGTGGCCTTTAACCATCGCTTCGAACATAAGCTTGTCAGGAAATTGCGCTGCTTTCCGTCCGTATTGTTCGAAAATCATGGAATATTTGCCATAGTCATTATCTTCAAAATCTTCACGCTTGATTGAAATGCTGCTTTCAAACGTTTTATTTTTGAGGATATAGTCCTGAGTGGACAATTCTTTTAACTGGCGGTCGGCGAGCCATTCTTTAATTTCCGGGAATTCTTCCAGAAAGCCATAAGCGTTAGACCCGGAGGAAGACGGAACTTCATTAGCAAGCTGAACGTGGCTCGGCTGGTAAGCTTTTGTACCCTGTTCAAACTTAACGTTAAAGGCAACCTGAGCATCAGCAACGATGCCATCAATATTTACAGAATCAACCATTATCTTTCCCCAGAGCAGTTAAATAATCATCTTCACTTACGCCAGTATTACGACATACCGCAACCTGACTCTCATTTAATCGACTGTGTCCCGTACTTGAATAATTACGTTGGCTTTTAGCTGTGTTCACCATTTTCCCGAAAGTGTTTAACTGAATTTTGGCAAACTCCCGGAATTGCTCTTCGCCAACCTGAGAGCACATCGCAATAAGCTGCTCTCGCTGAGCCGGGCAGAAAATTGCCTGAGCAATAACCTCATCAACGATTTTATTAGCTGTCGATTGTTTTTCCCGGTTAAGTGCTTTCAGTACGTCCTGAGGAGAACTGATACTTTCCACCCCTAACGCCTGAGCGACTTCCCCCCATTCATCCTGCGAGTTAAGTGCCAGCAGGGTTAAATTGGGCTTATTGGTCAGCGCCACGCTTCTGAGGCGGGTAATTTCGCCGCTCGTTGTGTGGTTGAATGCCGGAGAAATAAAACGGTATTCTTTATCGACAATGGAATTATTCGCTTTTTTAGTCCAGTCAACTTTACCCCAGACCGAACCATCATCACGAACCTCTACAGATTCTATCCAGCCAGCGGCGGGAGCCTCGTCACCTTTTGGTGCTTTAACTTCTGTTGAATGTTCGTAGTCAATAACAAGAGACATGCCTTGTTTGTTGAAAGCCTCAGCCACTTTTTTAGGGTCGCTCAGCCGCCAGCTACGACCATCACGGCCAACAATATCCGGCCCGGCCGGAAGTAACTCGATCCATTCCGGGGCTGCTTTTTCTGCGTTTAACTCAGAACATAAAGCCATTACGTTCATACTTATCACCACACCGTGTTCAAACCACGTTCAAATCGCTCCAGAAACGTTTAAGTGGTTTCAGGTGCTACACGTGTGTAGCCTGAACCAGAAAAAACGCTCAGAAGCCCGTTAGTGCGCTTTTTGTTTCAGGCGCTCCCCGATACCTGCAACCTCATCCTGGAATCCGTGAACCAGCAGGCTGATTTCTTCTACCTGTTTAACGGTCAGCTCATATTCTTCAGCGGCTTTTTCTGCGCCAAAAGCATCAGCGTAAGCGGCAACTTTGGTGCAGAAAATCAGATGCGCACAATCTTCCTCCGCTTCCGGCATCAGATTTTCCCCGAGCTGAGCTTCCATCACCCGCACCATGACCCGGCCAACAAAGGGGATGCCGTTAATTTCATGTTCTGGATCAAGCCCAATATCTTTACAGGCGGCAATAACACCCAGTTCCACAATTTTTAAAGGCTCAGGGAGATTCTTGCGCATCGTTTCGATGCCAAGACTGATACCTGCACTGAATAACTCTTTAGATAACTTCATTATTTACCCTCGTATTCTTTCATTGCCTGTTTCACTGACTTAATAACAAGTATGATTGCCTTAAATGAAACGCCGTATTTTATTGCCAGTTGCTGAGTACCCATCGTGTAGCTGTCGGTGTATATATCTATCTTATTAACCACCCGTTTGAGTAAGTCACCTTTAGGCAGGTAAAATTGCATGCCACCAATATCATTCATAATGCTCATGGCCATTCTTAATGATTTGGTCATTCCGTTCATATCATCTTCAGGATTTACACCAATTTTCTTCAGTGCATTTTCCAGTGCGCCAATAAGATAAGAAATGCCTTCCCCCGGATTCTGGAGGTCTTTTTCTCTTACAGCTGTGAATGCACGACTACGGATGCTCTTCAGATTTCCTGTATAATTGAAGTCAGGGTTGAAGTTAATCATTTCCTGATAAAATGAATCTTTATCATAAACAGCCATGAAGTCTTCGAAATACTTCGTGCCAGCAACATCACAGAAAAAATCAATCTCTACAGTGTCACCAAATTTTGTACAAGCCTCTTCAAACTGTTTCTTTACCAGCCCTATATAAACACTTGTATCGCTGAGGTTAAATCTGTATCCCATTTTACGGATAAAAGAAAGCGTGTCTTGTCCTGTGCGGGTAAAGCAGGATGATGTAATGAATTTATTTATTGCTGTTATATCTTTATGAGGAGCCAGAGCCAGCAATGCATTAAAACTTGTTTTCATCATATTCCGCCTTAATCTTTTTTATGTACCTGCACATCGCTGATTTCGAAGTACCGTAACCCAGCAGCTCCGCGAACCTCATGTTATCTTTGACGTTTCTGAATCGGTTGGCCTTTATGTATTCATCCAGCGCGTTCTTGTCATGGATGGTTAGAAACATTAACTTTTTCAGGATGCCCTCCCTTTCTTTAACATCCGGGGCAGAGTTCATAAATGGGATAAAGTGATTCTAACCGGGAAAAAGTGGCATAGTAAAAGGAAGAGGGTAAATGTGAATATAGAAAGGGAGCGAGCGCTCCCTTTTTGATAGTTGGTTATCAGGCTTTATCTTTCTCCAGTAGTTCGAGTAGCCTGTCGAGCTTTGCTTCTACTCGTTGCATCCACTGGATATCATTTTCACTAATTCTTTTTAATGTATCCCTGTGAGTTCGGACGTGGTAACTTCCTGCAGCACCTTCTGTTACTCCGTCGCGCTTTCTCAATAGCGCGGAATATCGCGATAAAGCAGTGCGTGAGGAAATTACATTGTAGAACCGAAGCCATTCAAGCGCCTCAGAGTAGCCCCCATAACCATTGCGGCGTAACATATCGTCAAATTGTTGACGCTTATCCTCGGCTAACCGAAGAATAAAATTCCTACCCCTGACGTCCATTACGATTCCTCAACTCTCTGTCCCACCAACAAATAGAATTATTAACAAATGCAATGTACTCCTGAAGCCTGTTAATTTCTCCAAGCGCTGACAACCTTTTAACAAAATTAGGATCGTCGGGCGTTAAACCTGCAATGTGATCTAACATTTCATCAGCACAAAAAGATAATGCCTCTCTCATGGCGTCAGCCTCTTCATGAAATGAAAATGCTCCTTCTTCTCCGACACTGGCGATGATTTTTTTCATATGGTCATCATCCAGGCTGAACTGAAGCATTTCAACAAGGTTGCAAGTTTTCATTTGGCACCCCCGGCAGGGAGGCGGCAGGAGAAAATGAGATCATAGTCCGGCGCATAACGTTCACGGGCGCTTTTTTCGTCGGTTGCAATGGTGCGGAGCATGACCGGGCGAGATTTCGGCAGGTGGCGGTTGATTGCCGCGAACACATAGGTAAACTTACTGGTAGCCATGACGTTATCCTCTTAACGTTATCGGTCAGACGCCCCGGCAGTGTTCCCGCACCTCTGGGGCGTTGTTTTTTTGGTAACTTATGTTAGTGTATGGACCTAACAAGATTCATACTATTCTAACGGGTCCATACATGTCAACAATCAGGCGGGACAAAAGCCCAAAAGGTGCAGGTAAGTCACCTATTTTTAGTGTCCGATTGACACCAGAGTTTAAGGAGCAGCTTGATAGCGCTGCCGCGAGGGCCGGGGTTAGCCTTGGGAACTGGTTGAAAGAACTGGCACGCGAAGAATTACGTAGGCAGGGAGAGGAGCCAAAAGGCTAACGGATTGCATCCGAGTTACTTTCTTTTCTCGAAACCACAAAAGAAGCAAAATGAATCAATATTCACAATTCATGAATATTGATTCAAATTAAACGTAAAATCAGCCATCTTTAAAAACACCTCGTAACAATCTGATTATTATCACCTTTCTCGCTTTTTGTTTCTTTTCTTAGTATCAAATAAATTTCAAAATGGTATCAAAATTTTTCGTGCGCAATAAATCGCCACCGAGGGCGTTAGTAAAGTAAAATTTGTGGGTGCTTTATTCCACAGGCTAACGCGTATCGCGTTAAGGTATCCAGACTGGCGCGGGTGATATTGGCTTCCATTCTGGAGACCGTCGGCGCACTCACCCCCATCCTCTGCGCCACCTGGGCTCGGGTCAGCCCCGCCTGCTCGCG